GCGTTATTTCCTTTAGTGTAGGTTCCTGCTGCCCAAGCCATAATACCTCCTATGCTTCTGTAACTTTGTTTAATACTTTATTTACGTACAACCGAGTTTGTTCAGGCATTTTTACTATTTCTTTGAAGCACCTCGTAACGCCTCTAGCTCTTTTCTAGCGGCTTCTATTGCTGCGTCTATATCACTAGGGACTTCGGCATTTGCTTGCGGCATAGAAGGTTGTTTTAGAGCTTCCTGCTGAGCCGCCTTGCCTCCAAAGTATCCCATGTTTTGAGCAACATCGAAAAATGATTTTACATTTTCCTCAGTAGGAGGTGCTTTCGCAAAGTTAAGCAATCTAGGATCTGCTAAGAATCGAGCTGCCAATTCATTTAACTGAGCTTCTCTTGCTTCGCCAATACGAGAGAAAATATATCCACTAGCAGCACCAGCAGCAGACCCCACAGGGCCAGCACCAAGACCTATCATACCTCCAGTCAATGTGCCTTTCTTCATGGCACCAACTAATCCCCTAGCACTCATAACAGCGCCAAGAGTAGTTCTCATTTGACTGGTCCAAGATTGTCCTTTGGTAGCAGAAGTAGCTAATTGCAAAGGCGTTTTAGCTAGCTGCATGTCTTTCAATACAGCTTCTAAATCTCCTAAATCTTCTGGGAAATATACCGCAGCAATCTTTTTGTTTTTGGCTAGATTCTCTAAAGGATCTCCAGACTTTGTAAGTCTAGTATTGATAAACTTAGACCTGGCATACTGAAATAACTCAGTATTTTTAAAGGTATTCGCAAACTTATTTGCTTGTGCTGTATCTGCGAATATCTTATTTGGGATTGCAGTGTCAATAACCTTAGCAAACTCCGCTAGTGGAGCAGTGCGCCCTTTGCTCTGAGCAAACTCAACTAGCGATCCATAGTCAGCATCAAATGCTTGCTTGTATAAGTCTTTATTTTCCCCAAGATACTTAGTTGGGTTTTGTTGTTTAGACAAGCGATCTAAAAGCTCAGAACGCAAAGCAACAGCTTCGTCTGATTGCTTGCCAAATTTACCTACGATATCAGAAACATTTTCTGGATACTTAACTGCTCTATCAATTACTTGACTTGCCTTTAACGAAAGCTCTCCACCTTTTTGCTTTATAATTTCTGAAACAACACCGCGACCATAAGTTTTGTAATAGTCTTTTGTTGCTGCAATAGCATTAGTTAACTTGGCTACCTCTTCTCCAGAAGTTCCTTTAAGAATTGCAGATTCATCAATGTTATCTAAATTTGATTTTAGATCATTCATTAGAGCTATTTCAGCCCTATCAGTTCCTTTAGTAGCATTTTTCAATGCTGCATTAGCTGAGGCTCTCAATCCTTGATAATCTTTGATGGTAATCAATCCATCCTTCTTATTAAGGATGTCGTCGGCTCTGTTAATGGTAGCGCGAGCGATATCGCTCATTCTGCTCTTAGTTAAATCGTCAAACTCATTAAATGTATTTACTGCCTCATTAATTTGAGGCGCTATATCCATTTTGCTTTTTTTGTTTACTTGTCCCCAAATATCCCTAACTGGCTGATACGCATCCTCAGCGCGTGTTAGCAGACTCTTTTGTAAGAGTGACCCAGCTTCTGCTTTTGTTGGCTTTGTAGCTAAGTCTTCTACGCTTAATCCAGAAAGAAGCTGGGTTTCTTTCGCAACTTTTGCTGCTGCTGATTGCTCTGCTATATCACGCAAAGCTAAGGCAAAATCACCTTGCTGCGGCTCTACTCCAAACTTAGATAGTGCTGCTGCTAATTCAGTTTGGCGCAAATCTTTAGCTTGCTTTAGTATATCACCGCCCTGTTCTGACTGAGCTATGACTTGTTGATATTTAGCCAACTGTGGAGATTGAGCAATCTCTGCGGCAGTTAATGGGACGCCTCCAGTACCTTCTCCAAGAGCAGATATGCTTTGAGCTAGCTTCAATTTAGCAGCGCCTTCTTTTCCAGCTCTAGCTAAAACTTCTGCTTGCGCTGCTGCTTTTAATGCCTCTTCGCTCCCTGCTATTATACCTACAGTTGGGGCAACTTTATTTGCTATTCCTTTAGCTATAGAAGCAGTCTTACTAGCGGCCCCTGGAGCTGCTAATGCGCCTACTAATCCAGCGTACTGCGATTCAGGAACTACAGCTTCAGCACCTTTCATTCCAAGGTATGAAGCTAATCCAGTGCCAGCCTGACTAAGCAATTTGGCTTTGGATAGCGGTGAAGGAGTAAGGAAACTAACAAGTTCTTGTGTGCGAGTATCAGGGGCGACGTCGAGAGTAGGCGCTATAGCTTCTTTTGCTTTTTGTAATTCTTTGCTTAAGGCAAAGTAGCGAGTAGTTTCAGGATCAGCTCCTAATCCTCGCGCTGCAGCAGTTAAAGGCAATGAAAGAACATCAAGCAAACCAGCGCCAGCGGTAGCAGCGCCCGCTCCCACGTCAAAACCAAATTGTTTCAATCCTCCCAATAGTGACGGCTCGGGTTGAGCACGTAATGCAGCTAACTCATTTTGAATTGCCTGTATTTGAAGGTCAATTTCGTCTGCCATTACTACAATCCTCTTTTTGCTTTTTCAGCGGCAAGCTCTGCTTGTAGTTGCCGTAAGATTTGTAGTTTTTGATCGGCTTCGGCTGGCCTTGTCGTAGGCGTTTCAGCTGTAGCTGCTGCTGGTGCACCTGTTTTTATTTGTTGTAATAAAACGTCGCCACCTTGAGTGTATGCAGTTTTAAACTGTTCTAAACTAGAAATAGTTTTTGATTCTGCCATATCAGCAAGTTGCTCTAACCGAGCAGCAATACTTTCTGACCCTGATAAACGACCCCCTAAAGTAGCAGCTTTTATATTCTCTTGTTCTTGCTGAGCTATGTTTCCAGTATCGCCTAACATTTTAACTGTACCTGATACTAACGTTTGCAGCTTAGACTCAGCCAAATCAGCAGCACTTCCAGGTATTTGTTTTTGTATATTGTACTCGATAGCGTTAGCGCCTAACGCCCTGTATTGTTGCGCCAAGTCTCTTAAAGCTGACACTTGACCTTCAACACTACCGAAAGCTACTTTTTGAGCCGCTGGCAATTTGTCAAACCAATCTTTTTCTTCTGCTCTACCCGCCCTATCAGCACCACCGCCGGTAGGTGCTCGTAATGCCAAAGCTCTATTAAGCAATGCTTCTTGTTCACGCTTAAATACCGCTGTGCCTTCTGGACTTAATTGAGCTTCAAACCCTGACTTAGCTTCTAATAACTTTTCTGCCGCTTTAGCTTTTCTAGCTACCTCTTGCTGATTAAGTGCAGTAGCCAAAGTAGACAACCTACTTTGATACATTGGATCTTCAACACCACCGATAAACTCCGTCCTAGCTTGTGGCGTAGTCATGCTCATCATCTGGTTGGCTAGGGTATTAGCCTGTAATGTGTCTTGTGCGGCCTGAGAACGCGCCTGGTAGCCTAATAACGATTGAAGTAGGATAGACCCTAGCCCAATACCTACCGCTCGTCCTGTGCTCGTATATGGCGTTATAAGCTGTGGTGCAACCTGGCCTATAGACGTGGCAGCAATGCCATAAGGATTTTCAGCAGGAGTAAAGTTTAATCCAGATAATGACTCAAATAACGTATCAGCCATTTTATCTCCTCAAATTTTGCGTAATACCTGCCGTAGCTCCAGTAGTAATTCCTTGCACTACGTTAGCACCAACATTTGGTCTTGGTGCTGATGGTCCATAATTCTGCATCATTTGTGCAGCAGAATATTGGTTAAATGCAGCATAAGGATCAGGAGCTGCACCACCACCTCCACCACTTCGACCAATGCGAGCTGCTTGCAATTGCGCTTGCCTTGTCCGCTCGGCTTGTTGTGCTTCGAACGCCCTTTGTCGCTGCGCTTCTTCTTGAGTATACTGCGCTCCAACACCAGCCATAAATGGTGCATTGATAGCCTGGAATTGCTCGTATGGCATCATTCCACTTTGATACGCTTGGCCAAAACCTTGCTGCTGTACACTATAGGCAGCTTGTTCAGCAGCACTTTGAGCTTCTTGTCTAGCTAAATCCTGTCGCTGCGTATTAGCTCGCATTAAAGCCTGCGCCGCTTCTGAATTAGGGTCTAGGCCACGCTCTACTATGCTTTGCTGGGTAGCTAGATTTTGTCTTGCAAACTCTTCCTGATTACGTCTTTCAAACTGGCTTAAGACGTTCTGCCTAGCCCGGTCCATTTCTTGCGTAAATCCTGGCTCATAGCGTTGCTGCATTTGATATGGATCAGACGTCATGTAACGATTAACTAGGTTTTCGTAAGCTTGTCCACCAGATTCCATAGCTCGTTCTACTTGTTGCTCTCTTGGCAACTCAGCATATGGAGTTTCGGCTGCTGGTTGTGTTGGCTCATTAACACGTTTGCCGCCTGGCATTACTACAGGTGCACCTGATGCTTGCCCCAAAAACTTGTTTGCTTCAGCTTTGCCTTTGTTAGCAAGGATTTTTCTATACCTAGCTTGCTGAGCAGGGTTTAGTTGGTTAAAAGCAGCTTGGTTTTCTTCATGCTTAAAAGTAACCGCCGATGGTTTTTTCTCATTTGGTTTAGGTTTTGTAGTTACCTTTGCACTAGGCCCTTTTGCTAGAGCGCCTTTTTTTGGCTTAGGCGTAGGTGTACTTGTCGGCTTAGGCGTAGGTGTAGCTGTAGCTCTAGTTGTAGGCGTAGCTGTCGGCTTAGCTGTTGGCTTAGGCGTAGGCGTAGCTGTCGGCTTAGGTGTAGGTTTAGGTGGAGGTGTAGTTGTCCGCTTAGGTGCTGATACTGCTTTTTTTGTGTTCTTTGCCATAATTATACCTGTCCGCCTAAATCGTATCGTACTTCAAATCCAAGTATTTGCATCGTTGTGTTTTTAATAGCGCCTTGAAAAACTACACTTGCACAATGTCCTTGTCCCTTTACTGCGTACCTGTCAAAAATGTAATCTTCTGCTGATGACCATGGACTACCCCAAGGACTACCCCAAGGTGTAAATATACTAGGCGTAGATGTTATAGTTGGAATAACAGCAGCACGCCTAAAATCAAGATCTAAGCCAATGTTAATTTGTATGCCTTTTTTAGCTTTTAATATTGGACGAATATCCTTAAACGCTTTGTAATTGCTGCGCGAACCATAAAAACTAAATGCTGTTTTACCAATGTAATTTATAGATTGAGAAGTAGCGCCAGATACAGCATCAGCATATCCAGTCTCACCTTTCCAAATTACCCCAGCAGACGATCCGTAATAAGGTAATTTATTAAACAAGCAACTAGACAAGGCATGATTATTGCTAAAGAGAGCAAACTCAGTCCAAGCTTTTGTATCAATCGCGTAAACAAGAAAATATGTGCTAGTTCCATCAATAGGAATACTGATATAAACCCGCCGTCCTTGAGGCCAAAAAAATCCAAACCATTTGTAATCAAACGGAAACTGAGTAGCTGATGCAGAAATTAGAGGGTTTATCTTTTGTGATACTATGTTGAGTGCTGCCTCTGGATCAGCTTGAAACAAGCCAGAAATGGGAACAATGCCTTGCTCAGTAATAATCCAAATATCATTGTTAACCGAAACAAAAGCTCGCCTACCAAGGGGCTTGCCTATGTAAAACCTAGCAACAAGTCCCCAAGTTGTAGGATCTCCAGCATATGTACCGCTGTAAAAAACTATGTCTCCTTCCGAACTACATGCCCAAAAGTAATCTTGTGCCGCTACATTATTAGAATTGCTGTAGCTACCTATTCCAGCAAGGAAGCCACCGCGAGGAAATACATAGCTAAAATCAAAGCTAGTAAGGGCAGGGGTTCCACCAGTACCAGTAACTTGTAACCCTCCATACCACACCCTGCATGAATTAATTTCTACAAAGTACAACCGCTCTTTATGAGCATGGACATCAACCATGCTAGTTAAAGCTAGTCCGGTAAATGTGACATCAGAAGTGGCAGCAGCACTACCATCCCAATACCGAGCATTATTTAAACCATTACAAAGATAGATACGATTATTGTAGGTAGTGCTTTGCCATTCACCCGATGTTACAGCGCTTCCTGTAATTGTACTTACAGTCCCAGCAGTAGTAACACCACGAATTGTAGTATCATTACTTGTTATTAACCGAGTAGTACCGTCAGCTAAATTAACCGCATCAAGAAACTTTAATGGCGTAGTACCAGCATCAACAAACTTTTCATAACCTAGCCTAACTGTAGGAGCCCCGGCACCTGGAAATATATTGACCAGTTCCGTTGCAAAGAACGGCTCCGTATTGTCAATCGGACTAACTAAATCCAACCCTCCGTAGGGAGGTGGCATTGTAAATCCTTGAAATGGCATTAAAAACCACCCTACATTCTCATCATACGGTTACGCAGCTCTTGAGCTTGCTGCGGGGAAATTTGTTGTTTCTGTGGACTTGCCGGTTGTCGAAAATAAGGTTGATACATCTGCTGCATAGCTTGTTCACCGCTACCATACATGCCAGGGCTTAACCGATACTGACCTCCCATGTTGGCTGATGGCTCAGGCATTTGAGGAAAGTTTTGTGGCGCTGGATAACGAAACATTTTATCCATTGGCATTTGCGCCTGATTCCCTATGTCAGTTGGTGCCGCAAATTGTAATTGCTGAGGTGGTTGTTCAACTTGTGGCATAGGTGGTTGACTAACCATTCTGCTCTGCATATCACCTTGCATTCCCTGAGCAATGCCTTGCCCCATACTCTGCTGTGGGCGATTACTAGGAGATAGTTGCTGTAGCCTTTCCGATGGACCACGCTGTAAAGCTCCTGCTAGTCGCCTGCCAGTTTGTCCTTGCAATGGTTGCCGTCTCATTTTTTCTTTCCTTTAGATTTGTTGTAATTCATCTGTAAAGCAGCTCTTACTGTTTGAGCTGGTTTTACTTGACCCTTATCATTGACATACATACCAGGTGATACTCGCACTACCTCTCCTTTTGCTGCCCTTGCTGGAGGTGGTGGTGTTACTCCCACTCCTGCTTGTTGAGCAAACTTAGACTTACCTAGCATAGTTTCTAAGTTAGCTAGTACATCTGCTTCTGATTTGGCGTTACTTGTAGCAGCGTTAACTAATATCCCTGTGTATTGGCCTGGGAAAAATTTTGCTTTTGGATCATCCGCGCCATAAATGTTACGAATCATTGGGTCAATTTTTTCTGTAGCAAATTTAGCTAACGGATTAGAAAAATCCACATCCCAGGCATTGCGCGTAGTTTTATCGTCTATGTTTTTGCCAACATTCTGATATTTGGTTTTACCATCTAAGCCAATGTTAAATTTAGTCCCGTCAGCAAGGGTTACATTATACTTACTATCTGCTACGCCTGATTCCTTTAAATCAGCTCTAAAACTATCACGAAGTTGTTGTGCGCCAGACTTACCAGTTGTCATCATCGCGCCAACAGAGCGCTTTCCAAGAAGCCTAAGCCCCATGTTTGCCATTTCAGACATGCCCATTGTGCCAGCAGCTAATCCGATATTAGTGTAATCAGCTTTATCACCTTTACCTCGCACGATATCTTTCATGCCAGATTCCCAAAGGCTATTAGCTGTTAATGCTGCTGCTGCTATTGGTCCTGCCACTGACCCAATAGAACCAAGTCCAGAACTTCCAATGCTCTGAACACCTCCAAGGGTAGCTGGGTTTGCTGCTGTGGCACCTACAGTGCTTGCGCCAGTTGCTCCAGCACCAGCCGCACTTCCACTTGCAACAGCACTTCCACCTCCAAACAAATTACCCACTTGACTAGCTATGGTAGGAATTTGACTAGCTAGAACAGCTCCACCTACAACACCACCAGCTTGAGCTAGACCAGCAGTTTCTTGAGCAGACGCCGCTTCTCTTTCTCTTTGTTCGGGTGTTTTACCAGGGCCAAAGCGTTGCTGAACTTGCTGTGCAGCGGCCATTGGATCTAAACCAGTACCTCTAAGCCAAAGAAAATAGGCTTGTGGATCTCTTGTAGTGATCTCTGGCTCTGGTCTGCTTTGCATACCGTTCATATCCACGTTCCAAATACTGCTACACCGTTTCTGGCATATTGTAATGCGCGGGTTGCCCCGCCAGCATAAATGACTTTGCTTGAATACGCTCTGCCAAACTCTTCATGTAATTGCTGTTCAAATCGTGGCCTAATTGTGTCTAAACCGTGAATTTCAGCAAAACGCTCTAGTACACCTTGCTCTAGCAGCATTTCATTGAAAACGCTTACATCGGTATCAGCTAGAAATTTGCTGTAAGCGCCGTTGTAATAGTCCCAAGTTACGCTACCGTCAGATGCTGAACCTGTTGTATGAGTTGGCGGAGTGGCTCCTGTAGTGCCACCAGCAGTAGTAAAGTAGTAATTGCCGTTGTTAAAACAGTAACTATTAATTCCAAATGCTGTGCTAGCTGACCAAGTTTTAGGCATTACACTACGATCAGCGATATACTCAAAAATAAGTACATTACCGTTGTTAGTGGCACTCGGCGTAGGACTAATCAGCAACTCATTGTTACTCATGCCACGAATTTGAAATCTTTGGTAAATCGTAGGCTCTACACCAAAACCAACTATCTCAGCATATTCCTGTGGAGTCATTGGACCCAAAACACGCCATCTAGTGCTTTGATTCCAAAATGTTTCATATTGATAGTTAGAAAAAGCTGCTGGCAGGGCATAAGTTGCCTGACCCCCTACCAGCGTAATTGATCCGGAAGCGTAGCATTTTGGCCAGGGGTACGCTTCGAATATGTCACGGTTAATACGTTGTGCTATAGCCAGCAACTGCTTTGTAGTTGTTTCTGTCGAAGTAAAAATAGATGATTCAACAGTGTAACCAGCTTCGTTAGCAACATTTTGTATTACCGTAGCAATCGTCATGTCTTCTTTGGCCTACCTCTACGCTTAGGCTCTTCAAGAGCTTCGTCTTCAGCTTCAATGATTCCTTCTTCTAATGCTTCATCAGGAATATCTTGTGCTATGGTACGTCTAACACCACGCAGGTCAGTACCTTCACTTGCTTCGATGCGCTGCATAAAAAGCTCAAGCTTATGCTCTAACTGCTCTCTGCGCCTTGTTTCTCGCTCTAGCAACTGCTTCAGTTTTACTACTTCGCTTTGGTCAGACTTAGCTGCTGCTAGCCATTCCTTTGCAAGGGTAACAAACTTAGACAATGGTCCTAGTTTGCGCTTAGCTTCGTCAGTGGCAACGGAAAGCTGCTCTACAGTCTTAAAGCCAAGGTACTGTAGTTCTCGCATAGCAGAGCCACTCATTAGCGGCCATTCTGCCAATGGGGTACCGTCTACTACAGTTTCAGACCCAGTTTTAAACTTTGCATAAGCCTCTGGATATTCCTGCATATCTTGAGGCTCAATCCTGCGTACTGTTTCATCATGCCCAGGCCATTGAATACTGATGGAAGGAATCTCATCAAATATCGGTCTACCTGCTTCTATGGATTTGCGTTCATTCTCATTGTAAGCATTAAAGAACTTTACGTTAGCACCAGCATAACGTTTCTTACGCTGGCCTCCATTGTTCATTATGCTGTTCCAATCTATTTCTGGCATATAATCTCCATGGTTATTTAGCCATAGGTACTATATCACTTCTCCTTCTGGTCAACAGAGGGAATAACCGGAGGGTCTATCTGCACCTCTCCCTTAGCCAAAGCAGCGTTTATCTTCTCAGCCTTTTCTGGCTTGAGCATGGCCTCTAGCTCTAAGACCTTTGCTCCTACCATGAACAATGCTTGCTGCTGCGCTGCAATCTGCTGCTCTACTACCTTAGCCGCACATCCTGACAACGCTACTACTGCAACCAAACCAAAAACT